GGAGGTCATCAGCCTCCTCGATACGCTCGTAGTTGGGGTCATCCAACAATTCAATGGACTCGATGTCCCTGTAGGGGACGAAGCGCTCTGCCCCTCGATTGGCAGAAATGGGCACGACGGAGCCGTTTCTACTGCGCCTAATGTGCCCGGAACAGTCGGTGATTCCTGTAAGCACGGCACCGGCCACAAATGTGACCTTGACGTGCAGGTTTGCCATCTCTTCGCATGTCTTGCCTTCCCAGAATGGTTTCTCACTGCTCATGGTTGTTCTCCTTCTTTTCGTTCGCTTCGAGCGCGTCCAGCAGATCGCATTCGGCGAGCATGAGATGCGCCTGGGCGCGGGTCATTGATTTCAGCGTCTGCGAGTCGCTGCCGGCCATCCAGCCGAGAGAGCTCACTTTCTCCTCGAGCGTGTGGGTCTGCGTCGCGAGATCACGCAATCGACCATCAAGCAGCATGGTCATCGGTTTCCTCCTTGTTGAGTCGTGTTTCGATTTCGATGCACAAGTCGAGCGCCGCCGTGAAACCGGCCTGATAGGCGTATAGCGCGGTCTCCGGCCGGCTCATGCCGCCAATCTCCGTGGCCTCCAACAGCCACGCCATCGCACGCTCCTGCGGGGTCGGGAACTTCGTGCTCATGGTTTCGCCTCCAGTTTTCGCTTGGTTTCGGGATCCGTGTACAGGGTGCAGGTGACGCCGCGTTTGCGGGCTTCGGCCATGACCGCGTTCAACGCGTTCCGGTGCCCGCCCTTCGAGTTCTGCCAGTACGCGCGGTGCAGCCACCATTGCAGGTCGGCGTCTCCGTCAAGGCACGGGTTCGCCACGAGGAATTCGGTGAACAGGCCTTCCCGGCATTTCCAATCAGCGGTGTCGCTCATGACCTGGCCTCCATGCGTTCGCGTTCCTCACGTTCGCGCAACGCTTCGGCGCGCCGCCACAGCCTGTACCATTCGTCCGGCCATTTCGATCTCGCCAACGCCTGCTGCTGTTCCGACAACGCCAGCGCGGCACGCTGGCATTCCTCGTCGTCCACGTGCGAGCACAGCCAGTCCACGTCACGCAGTCTGCGCTGGTGCTCGGCCTCGGCCTTCTCCTCCTCGGGGCTCTTCGGCATGGGCTCGTTGGCCCAGTCGACCTCCCAGTAGGGTCGCTTGTCCGCCTTGCCTCCGCCCGCCACGTAGATGCCGAAATCGGTCACGTAGCGCGGTTCGGACTGGCGTGCCACGTATTCGCGGCAGCGGTTCACGAACCATGCCACGATGTCCGGTGCAGCGCCGCCCGCCTTGACGATTGGTGCCGATTCGAGCACCAGCGTCCGCTCGTAGCTGCGTCCGCGCATCTTCGATGCCGGATAGAAGCCGCGAACCTGTTCGACAATGGCCTTGGCCTGTTCGTAGCTGATGGCGCGGGGCTCCTCTCCGAGGTTGGCTTTGAGGTTGTCCTCCCTCCAGGAATCCTCCTCGCCGGCCCCCTCGGCTTGCGAGGGGGTTTGGGGGAGGGATTTTTCGTTAGAAAAATCCTTTTGGTTATTGGTTATTGGTTCTTGGTTAAAAGACATGGGCGTGACACCCTGATTGTCACGGCGTGACACTGGCGTGACGGATGTGGGACGCTCCTCAGACATGCCCGTGACAGGCTCATTGTCGGCGTCGGTCACGGGCATGTCCGCGTCGCGTTCGCGCTTGCGGCGCTGGCGTTCCGTAGCCTTCGTCTTCGCCTGCTCGATCTGCTTCGCGCTGTTCTGATACTTCAAATAATTACGGATTGCGTATTTGCCTTTGGTAGCCTCACTGGGTTCGAGCAGCAGGCCGGAGGCCACGAGGTCGTTCACGTCCTCATCCGAGGCGTTGAGCACGTACAGCAGCTCGTCTTCGGCGATGAGGCCGTCCGACGAATGATCTGAACACCAGCTGATGGCCATGACGTACAGGAGCGCCGCAGACGGGTTGCGTCGGCGCAGTTTGAGCACGTCCTTGTCCTGCCAGAAGTCATTGCTCAGCTTCGCGTAACCGGCCATGTCAGCTCCTTCCTCCTAGATATGCGATGAGTATGGCGGCGATCAGAAGGACCGCCGCCAATGTGTTGCCGGTCACTCGTCCGGTCCCAACGGAAGTCCGTCGTTCAGCAGGAGCGCGAACAATTCGAGCGGCATCCACACGAGCATCGGATTGGATGGCACCGGCCTCGATTCGCCGCGCAGCCGGTTCGCGAGCTCGCGGCGAATCCGGTAGTCCGGTCCTAACACGTGCCCCATGTGCGCGGAGAGGAACCGTTCGAGCGTTCCGATGTCGAACACGGCCATCTGCCGGGCCATGCCCTTGAGGCTTTTCACGCCCACGCCCTTGCGATGCTGGATGAGCACCCCGTAGGGAGTGTCCATGTTCGCCATCTCCACTTTGAGCTCACGCCAGTGTTTGCGATAGTTCGGCATCTTCGTGTCCTTGCATTCCACGCACACCGGCTCGCCATGGAACATGACGCCGATCAGATCGCCCTGGTCGGCGTTGCCATGCAACGGCATACGGTCGATGCGCGTGTCCTGCAACGCCCACGCGAGGTAACGCACGGTCCACGTCTCAAGGCTTGTGCCCTTTTTCTTGGCGGGGTTAACCATTCTGCTCACCGTCCTCGTGTGCGGCTTCGATGGCGATGGTCTCGAAGTTCGGCTGCTCGGTGGGGAACATGCTTTTGAGCGTGTCCATCGTCTCCGCGATGGAGAACTCGGAACTGCATGAGATGTGGTCGCCCATCGTGTACTCGAAACGCTGGCCGCAGACACGGCACCAGCGCGGCAACGGGTTCCGTTTCAGCAGCTGCTGCGTCTCCCTCAGGTCGGTGGTGCCTTCCTGAGCCCATACGGGTTTCTTGCAGCGCGGGCACAGCGACCAGGGGGGGGCGTTTCACGACCGGTTTGGCCGGCGCGAACAGCTTCTTCATGGCCTTCTCCGTGGAACCGAACACCAAGGGCCACGAGTCCATGATCTGCTGATATCGTTCCTCCGGCCGGTCCTCGAAATCATCACGGAACCGGTTGAATTCCTCGATGCCGTGGAAGATATGGCTC